ATATGACGACGAAGATCACCATAACGTTTCTTAAAAGATTTTTCTTCACCGCTTAGTTTAGAATCGTCTTCTACTTCTTCAGTCTCCACAACGGCTTCTACTTCAGCATCTTCTTCAAGAGTTTCACCACGTTGCTCTGCTTCTAGTTTTGCAATCTCTTTCTCTTCAGCTTCCATAGCTGCACGTTTTTTACTTTGGTTAAACCCACGGTCTACAAATCCTGCAGACTTAGGAGCCTCAATTGTATTTAGTTCAGTCATTTAGTTAGTCCTTATGTTGGGGCCAGCATCATTGCTGGGTAGCCTTATCGTTACTAGTATTTACTTTTTCTTCTTTCGTTGCATCAAGCCACCTTTATTAAAGCCGCCGCCACGTTTAATTTTATTTGCAACACTTTCCGTCCTACCCGCTTTCTGTTGTTCTTTTTCAGCTTTAGCACCAGCTTTGTTTGCAGCAGTGTTAGCAGCTTTTTCAGCTTGTCTTGGAGTCAAACCATCTGATCTAGGTTCAGAATAGATAGGACTAATTGGCCGTGTATCATCACTCTGCTTTGGTCGTGCCGGAGGCCTTGACGATGTTATTGGCGCTCTCTTGCCTGCAGGTGTAATTACTGTAGGTGGCATTAATCTTGATGATTTATTACCACTCCCTAAAGCAGTGTTAGTTTTTCCTCTTCTTTCTGCTGCTAAAGCGTAAGCTTTCTTTGCTCTCTCTAGGGCAGCACCACTATACTGTGATTCATCTAGCTTCTGATCTTTAGTTCCAAAAGCAGCTATCTGTTGAAAGAAATCATTCTGGCCAGACAGACCACCAAATTTATTTATTCCCTGAACAATAAAACTTGCATTGCCTGCAGCTACATTAGCTTTATTCTCTAAGGCAAGTGCTTCTGCATCAAAGCCACGAGCTTTAGCTACCATTGCAGCAGCCCTTAATGAAGAGATTGTTTCTGATTGTTGAATAGATTTATAGCCACTAAATAATAATGTTCCGATAGCTGCAATTGGACCACCTATTGCTGCTGCTGCTATACCCAGTGCTTTATTAGTAAAAGCTTTATCAGCGGTAGTTGCAGCATCCTCACCTACTTTACCTAAAGTTTGTAATTGCTTCCTACTCATCTTAAAGTAATTTTTAGTTTTATCAGGAGCTTTAAATTTAAATTCTGGTGGCTTAGGTGCCTCACCTGGATCATTGTCATTATTATTATTTTGACGGGGTACACAGGTATTTGTTATAGGATCAAGAACCATTCCAGCTGCTGCACAAGGATCAATAGAACCAGTAGTTGGGCCTACAGGAGTTGTGTCTACTGGTGGAGGGGCTGCTACTACAGGTGCAGGTGCTTGTACTGACGGGACTACATTAGTAAGTGACATTCCAGGTATAGCATAATTAGACTGAAATCCTGCAGGGAGTGGCATTGTAGGTCCAGCTAGAACACCTGCAGCTGCTTTAATAGGTTCTTGAATAGGAGAAGGTTTACCTTTAAAGACTGGTTCGGTTGTTTTAGAAGATGAGTTATCTTTTTCTATTTGTTGAGGTTGTTGTTCAGCACCTGTTCTATTTACCCTAATACCACGCTTAGATAATTCGTCCATAATCTGTGGTTTGTTTTGAGTCATCTGCATAAACTTACCGATAACTTCATCTACTTTAGTAGGGTCACCATAAGCTGACTGAGCCATACCTCCAACTGCAAAGCTTACAACGGCACCACCATTATTAAATGCTTTATTTATAACTGGATCGTTAGCAGCTACGTAAGCTATCTTATCCATAAGACCGCCATTAGCTACACCAGTTGTAAGCATCTGTTCGATCTCAGCAAGATCTTCTTCGGAGATACTATTTTGATCTGCTTCAGGCATAGCTTCAGGCATGACTGGCTCTCCACCAATTCTACCATCTCTCTCCATACCTTGCAAGCCCATTTTAGCTTCCATACGCATTTCTTCAAATACACGTACACCAAAGTAACGAACAACATCAGCAGGTACTACGTACTCGCCCTCAGACAATTGCGCTGGGATGTCATCACGTACTTCTTTAGCAAGAGAACCCGAAGGTACTTCGTTACCTGATACTGGATCACGGTCCATACCATCATCAGCGATGCCACCTTCTTCAAACATTCTCATTTGGTCGTTCATCATTCCACCCCGTGCCATATCTTTTTGTTTTCTAGTATCTGATCTGCTTATAGCATACTGTATTGCATCTTTTCTAGATCTAAACTCTGGAAGTTCTTCTCCAGTAAGATAATCTATAGGCCCATTTTCTTTAACATAGGTTCGTATTTGATCGTTTGTATACTGCATACCATCCTCAGATACAGTTGGCATCGTGTAATACTTACCATCAATTTCAAATGTTGTAGAACGTTCAGAGTAATCTTCTCCTGTCTCTGGATCATTCCAAATAGTTCTACCAGAAATTGTTTTTTCACCTGTATTAACTGGTGGCTTTATAGATGGATCAGGCATTAACATATTCCCTAAGCTGCTTTAGTTTACGGATAGCAATAGTCTGACCTTGTAGCCTATACAAAGAGTTTGTACTGTCAGTCTGCTCCATAGCCCTATGTATATCATCAAGTCTATTGTCTAACTCTTGTAGAAAAGAATCCCAAAGAGGCTTATCATTAACTAAGGGTTTTAGATTATTCATGCAGCACCTTGACCAGTGTTAGCTGAGAAGCCCTGTTCTCCTGGTGTAGGTACTTGACCTGTTCCTATGGTGCCTCCACCAGCACCTGTAGGATCACCCGCCTGAGCACCTGCAGGGCCAGCCTGAGGAGCTATTGGTTTTCCGTCTGGACCTACTTGAGGAGCAGGGGCAGGATTAGCTTCCTTCCACTTCTTGAGGATCTCTGCTTGAATTGTAGCGTCAGACATAGAGTTGACAAGTTTATCTGGATCAAGATCCATAGACTTAGCAATTTCACGAATGATATAATCCATCTTAGCAAATGGTGCTAGTGCTGGATTCTGTACAACTTGTAGGAATTGCATCAAGCGTTGGCTCCGTACCTCATTAGCCATTAGGCTTTCTGTACCACGAGCTTTGACATCAAGATCACCTTTGATCTCTTCGTCATAATCAAACTGCATGTTAAAGTTAAAGAAGGCTTTGGCAAGTGGACCTAGCAAGTAGTCATCTACGTTTTTAACTACGTTACGAATACTACCATTAGCTGCAGACATAAGCATAGAGATACCAGAGGCGGTACGTCCTACTCCAGATACGCCTGTCTGACCGTGAGCAAAGGAAGGGAAACCTGTAGACTCATCCGACAATACACGAGCCTTATCAAACATCTGCATGTTCTCATTAGACACGTTAGGAAACTTTGTACCGTAAATAGCCTGACCAGGAGCACCACCTTGACGACGAAAGACTTTTCCTGGATATACTGATAGGTCTTGTCCTGGGACTAAGTTAGTCTCATCAACCTCAATCAACATATTACCAGATAATGCAGCATTGTCAACAGCCATACGCATAAAGCCATTCATCAAAGTCTGAGTATCATCCATGTTCTCAGCAATACCTACACCAAATAAACTGTAAGGACTTACTTCATAAGGCACAGCATAGTAAGGAATAAGAGTTGGAGTAAACGGATTCATAACCAAACGAAGAACTTGGTTGTTACAAATCCAAATATTAACAGACACTTGATCTAAATCTTTAAGGTTATCAGGGATTTCTACATCATGACCTTCAAGAACTTCTACATCTACATTACCCCAGAACTCTAGGACTTCATAACGTTCTGCTTTAGAATCATTGGAATCATCTTCCATGACCTGCTCCCACCACTCCTTAGTATAGGACTCGCCCATATTAACTGCAGTGTCGATAGCATTCTTACGGAAGAAAGGTCTACGCTTAAGAGCACGGATTTGAGTACGAGACATCTTGTGACGTTCAATTACATACTCAGCTTCATCCATGTTGGCTGCATCTGGATCTGGATAAAAATTCCAAATAGATACAGAAGAAGTCTGTGGTACTGTTTTAATTATAGGCTTGTACTCACCCTCTACATACTTAGGATATTCTTTATCTACAGCAAACGGACCCTTCATCACACCTGTACCAAACAAGGCGCATTCAAAAGCAGCAACACGTAGTTGCTTGTTTGCATTAGATTCTTCTAACTGATCATGGATTTTCTTTTCCATTTTCTTTGCGGAGATCATTGCGGGATGCACAGTAATCTCTGTAGCAGTTCCGCTTTCACCTTCTTTAAGCATATCTGCTACAGGTTCTAGTTCACTCCTAGCACCAGCTAAACGTTCTCTAAGATCTACAACAGTCTCACCAGGAAGTAGTGATGAACTCTTAGGTCCAAATTGTTCCTTAGCTTTTTGCATATCAGGATTAGATTCAAAGAATACAGACTCTGCTACACCTTCAGGTAACGTAGTAGGGTCAACTGTAATTGGAAACTTATGATTACCAAACAGAACATCTACGATCTGACCATAGGCAGCAAGAACTTTTGTCTTAGTAACCTTAACAAAGATACGAGACTTCTCTGTAGAAGTAAACTGTACATCAGGACCATAGAGACCCCTGTAGTTACGGTAAGCTTGTACCCAACGTGTCTCTTCAGTTTCCCGTGCAGTAGAAGCTTTAGAGTAGTGTGCTCTTACAAACCCAACCACAGTTCCTGCATTAGGATCAGAATAACTATCTTCGTCCATATCCTCTACAGCGTTAGACTCCACTGAATCCATAGCCATTTCATTTTCAAAGAAATCATCTTCTTCCATTATTTTTCCTTAGTAACCGAAGGTTGGGTCGCTTGCTTGAAAACCTGGATTAGATGCAGGGTTATAATCAAACAAACTACTTCTGGGTCTTGTCATAATTCCATACCGTAAAGCATCGTATAGGTGATCCTCAGCATGTGTATCTACATCTTCTGGATTTTTTTTATCTAAAGGTAAAGCTGGTAGTTGAGAGATAATATTAGAACAAGTATTAAAAAACACTAATCTAGGTTCTTCAGTCCATTCGTCTACTTGTAATCTTCTATGTAACTCGTTCTTACCTGCTACACGAGAACCTTTAGATCTATCTGCAGGTCTCCATCTGCACCCACGCATAATCATTTGTTCTGCTAGGGAAGGGCCGGTGTCACCACGCTTGTGCCACAAACTACTGTCGAGTACACCATAACGTATTTTCTCCTCAGATTCAACATCTAATATCATATCAGCTAAATCAGTAGCAATAACTTTAGATACATACATCTCCCTATAAACAATGAGTTGCTCGTCAGGGGCTACTGCAATCCATACAACTCCTGTATAAGAACCGTAACCATAGTCACACGCACGAAACTTAGCCCAACTATCAGGTATATCAAAAGGTTCTACTACGTGTATATGCCTATTAAACTCTGAGAAGGCTGCACCTTCATTAATATCCCAGTCACCTTCTAACAATTGCCTGCGTTGATGCTCAGGTAACGACAGAAGGTTAGCTTCATACATGCCATCTTCTGCTAAGTAAGGGTTATCAAACAAAGTGGCAGGTATAAACCTACGTTTAAAGAGTGGTTCACCTTCTCTGCTGTGACCTGAGGGCCAAGTGATAGTTTCTCCTGTTTCTCTGTCAGTAGCCCAGAAAGCAGTGTCAGGTACATCAGGATCAATAAAAGTCTTCTTAACCCACTGGTGACCAGGCCCTCCTGGGTTACTTGTTGCTCTCATATGGAGAGGTAACCCTGAATCTTTAGTAGTACGTAGCCTTGAGCGCATGTAATCCCAAGGGTATGGCGTAGGCCACTGTGTCATCTCGTCAAAACCAATCCAATTAAAGGCTTGACCCTGATATCTCATAACGTCATCGTCCCTATCTAGGTAGGACATCCATAAAGTAGCACCTGAGGGTGCAACCCATGTCTTATCTCGCTCCATAAACTTAATTCCAGGTATTGCTCTGGGGTAAAGTAATTTAGAAACAGATATAAGCTCTCTTAGTTCCTCTGTACTTCTACGTACTAGTAGCATTGTAGCATGAGGATTGTTTAACCAGCGTACAGGGTCTGCAATCATGGCATATGACTTGCCACCTCCAGCAGATCCACCATATAGTACCTCTTGTTCAGTAGAAGCTAAGAAATCTGTCTGTGGACCTGGATTAGGTTCAAAGATAATATCTCTAATTGCTTCTTCAACCTCAAACTCTGGCGGTTTCACCTGTGCTGGTACTGTTTTCTTTTCTAACTCTTGCACCGATACGTTGGTTTTCGAGCTTTTCGGCTTTCTCTGCGGCTTCTTTGTACTTTTCTGCATAGAAGCGTTGGATTGAAGCTTCTTTTTTACGTTTTTGCTCAAGTTTAACCCTCTGCATTAGACCCACATGAGAGATGTAGCGGCCTGAGGTAGTACTTAGCCAATTAGAAACCTCACGGAGACTGTATTGCTTAAGATACTTCTTAGCTTGCTCAAATAA